GCTCTGCTGAGGCAGAGGAGAAGATAAAGAAGGCAGAGACTAAGGACTTGGCTAACCTAGCGGTAGCACAGGAGAAGTTACACAGAACCTTTGATAATGTAACGGGTAATAATGTTCAGAAGATAGAGGTAAGGCATATAACCACCCCAGAGGAGGCCATGAGCCTCATAGATTCTCTGCCAGAGGCAGAGGTAATAGATGTAGGAGAAGATGGCTAAGTCACTAATAGATGAAAGCTATGATCCCATCTACGATCAGATTCGTGGAATATTGGGAGAGCATTTCGAGAACTACTGCTTCATTGTAATGGATGAGAAGGGTGAACTATTTTATGACTACAACCATCTGCCAGCAGGAAGGATGCTTTTGCATGAAATGCAACTAGAGGTTGGTGACGACAATATAGAGATTGAGTGGGAGTTTGAAAGCGACCCAGATGATTCTGAAGATGATGCAGTGGACTAAGCACCCAACGATACCTACGCCTGATAAGAGGCGACTGAAGGCTCTTTTAGACTCAAAGGGGGCGCAAGCCGTCTATGACGTATGGAAGGCACGTGAAGATGCTATCAAGCTTACCATAGATGATCCCTTGCGTCACGGGGTGAACCTAGTTAGTTGGGATAGGATTAGGTGGGCTTTGTCTCAGTATAACGAGGTCTTGGTTCTTGGTGGTAATCGTGGTGCTAAGACTACAGGTATGGCTAAGATATTCATGGAGTCCATTACAAAGCACATGGATGGACACGTAGTATTGTTCTCACAGAACGCTGATACGTCTGTAAAGGTTCAACAAGCTGCCATATGGGAGTTTATGCCCAAGGAGTTCAAACGCAAGACTAAGGGCATCGAGGGCTACATTAACTACTCTATGCAAAATGGTTTTACCGGGCAGTCATTCATCTTCCCAGATACTAGGACTCGCGTAGACTTCAAGACCTACACGCAGTTTAGCAATAACCATACCATATTAGAAGGTTTTGAGTTTGGGTTTCCTAATTTGGGCAACCACCCAGAGAATGTAGGCATTGGTAACGATGAGTACCTAGGGGACTCTACGCTTATTAACACACAGCGTTTCCGTTTGGCTACCAGGGACTCTAGGCTAGTCACAGGGTTTACCCCCATCGATGGCTACACAGAACTCATTGCTGACTATTTAAGGGATGCAGAGATTTTGGAAACTAAACACGCAAAGCTACTAGATGAGCCTGTCCCTGTAAAGCAGTATAGTGTCAACAGAGATGCTGGCATTGTCTATCTGCATACAGATGAGAACCCTTTCGGTGGCTATGATCGTATAGCCAAGGACTTGCAGGGCAGACCAAAGGAGGAGATACTGACCCGTGCGTATGGAGTGCCAGTCAAGTCAATGACTACGCTGTTCCCATACTTCAATACCAATGTCCACGTAACCAATGAAATGCCTGAGATTAGGGAGGACACACATACGGTGTATCAGATTGTTGACCCTGCGGGTGCTAGGAACTATGTGGCTATATGGGCTGCTGTAGACAAGAATGGATTTATTACCATACTGCGTGAGTGGCCAGACAGGGACAGTTACGGAGAGTGGGCATTGTCCGGTGATCCCAAGTGGAGGTTTGGTCCAGCAGCCAAGAAGTTGGGCTATGATGTCCAGGCTTACATAGATGAGTTCTTAGACATAGAAAGTGATCTGGGTGTAGAGGTGTATGAGCGTATAGGTGACTCCCGCTTCTTTGCCAGAGAGAACGAGAACAACACAGACCTGTTTGAGAGCTTTGCAGTTAGGGGTATGTATTTCATTCCATCTAGCGGCTCAGACATTGAAACAGGACTATCTGGGCTAGACGAATGGATGCGATACAACCCGGATGCAGAGATAGACGATGCCAACAGACCCATCTTGAAGATACACTCATCGTGCGGTAATTTAATACAGAGTTTAATTAACTGGGGACACAGAGGAAAGGTAGACGAACCATTGAAGGACTGGATTGACCTTCTACGTTATTTACGAATGATAAATGACGGATATGGACCAGACTACGTTTCTGACACCTCAATGACAACAACAAGAAGATCAGAAGGAGGGTACTAATGCCTAAAAAGAAACTAGTAAAGATAGCAGAGGAACAAGAGGTAGACTTTGATGAGGCTATGCGTATAGCTGTAGAAAAGCTGCCAGAGGGTTCATTGACAGGAAAAGGTAGAAACACTTGGGTAACCGAGGAAGGCACAGCCATCCTTGAGGATTCATTTATGATAGAGGAGATTATACCTAAGCATTACTCAGGTATAGTTTTATGTGAATGTCCTAACCCTAAGTTTAATTATGTTTACAACAAAGAGATAGGGCAAAAAGTGCCTATGCTCATTCCACGCAAGTGGCAAGGTAAGCTAATTAAAAAACAAGTAACCTTTGAAGCAATTGAAGATGTCAATGGAACAAGCTACAGATACGTCAGAAAAGGAGTGTGATATCACTCTCAACCGCGAGTGGTGCAAAGAACAAGTAGACAGATTGTGTGCTTGGGAGATACTTCGTAGATACGTTTTGCATGAAACATCTGTTGCTATGACAAATGAAGAGCTATGTGATACAATAGGAGTATCATCGACCCATGTTATACGGTTATTAAAATCCGTGCAAAAAAGATTAATCTCAAATAATGATAACTGATAATGTTTCTGAGTCCCTGACTTACCTACAGGATGAGCCAGATATTAACACTTTACGCCTAGCCTACGACCAAACAGTTGTAGAACTAGAAGCATACTTCGACCTCTGCCGCACATCTTACGATGACCGCAGAAACTTCTGGCCAGGCAAGAGCCGTGACCACCGCAAGCACGGAGCCGATGCCTTCCCTTGGGAAGGTGCAAGCGACATGGAGTGTCATCTTATTGATGAGAGGATTACTCGACTAGTATCTTTATTCATGGCATCCTTAAATCGTGCCAACGTCAGAGCATTTCCCGTAGAAAGCGGAGATATTGCTCGTAGTCGCATAGTTTCTGGATTTTTAAAATGGATGGTATCCTCTGGATACATACCTAGGTTCCACAGGGAAAT